GTACATGCTTTTATAGCATTTGCTGCAACCCAAAAGTCAGCTAACCCAGTGGTCAATTTGGCCCGGAACAGGGTGGTCAACATCTCCATAATATACACTATTGACGAAGGCACCGAAGTTTACGAGGATGCCGACATGACCACACCGGCAGCACCCAATACCTACACCACCGCTACCGGCAGCAAGATTGCTGTAAAAGGCGGCCAGGTGCAAAAGGTAACTCCGCCGCTAAGCGACCCCGATGCTGATCCGGATGCCGATAGTTTCCAGGATGATGACGAGGATGCATCTTCGGACAAATTCACAAAGGCTAAAAATAAAAAAGCAGGTGATGTGGAAAACAAAGTTCAATCCATCAAAGCCAGGCTCCACGCGCAAAATGCGTTGTTAAGTGAGGCTCAGGCAGCGCTCGAAGCCGCGAATATCCGCCTAAACAAATCGCGCGAAGAAGTAAAGAACGAGATTCGTTCAAACTTTACCCCGGAAGGATCAAAACGCAGCAATAAAGCCAAAACCGAACCACAGCCTTTCTTCGCCCCAACAAGCCAGCTGGCTAAAAATGCAGTTAAAAAAGCGATAGCAAAATAGTTTGATTGGTGAGTAGTTGATTAAGTTAAGTGGTTAAAACCTAAACCTTTCTTACATATTAACCCTCAGTTCAACTGCTCACACAATCATTCAATCAATCTCGAAATAGTTGATTGGTGAGTGGTTGATTAAGTTAAGTGGTTAAAAAACCTAACCCTTATACTGACCACAAGATCAACCACTCACATAATCAACCTAATAAACTTAATCAACCAAAAAAATAAATGGCTCAATTTACATTTACAAACAATACCTATGCCGGCGAAGCGCTGGCCGGGTTTATGGCCAGCACACTACTGGAAGCCGATTCGGTGAAACGCGGCCTGCTGACTGTTATTAACGACGTTAAATCGCGCAAGGTAATACTTGATGTTGATGACGAAGTGGTACTGCAAGACCCCTCTGGCGTTTTTGCCGACCAGGGCACCACTGCCTTACAAAACGAAAGCTACCTGGACCCGGTAGTGTACGAATTTATGAAACAGGAACAATGGGACAAGCTCGTCCAGTCATGGGAGGCACAGAGCTTGAAGCCCGGCGCATTTATGGACTACGAAGGCGTTGTCGACCTGTCCGACTTTATGGTTCAGCGTTATCTTACCAAAATACAAATCGCTAATGAGCGTTTGTATTGGCTGGGCAAATCTGCTACCCAGGAAGCTGCCTTTACCGCCGGCTTTACAGGCTTACTGCCGTCAATATCAGCTGCAAGTGGCGTTTACAAAGTGGGTTTAGGTAAGCCCGCAAGCTCAATGGAAGCAACAGCAATAGATGGCACAGGCCTGGTTACCGTTGCAGATACGTCTGCCTTATTTGATGGAGATGTAGTTACCATCACCAATACCACCGGCAACAGCATGGATACTACAAATGGAACACCCGGAATCGCTATTGCAGGCCAGTCGTATTTTATACAGGTAGCAAGTGCAACCACAATTAAGCTGGTGCGAAACTATAACGCCATCAATTCACGCAAGGCAGCAACCTTTACCGGCACATTAACAGCCGCAACGGTTAGCTATATTAATGCAGGCAATGTACTATCGGTATTGTCAGGCGTTTACGCACAGCTTGACCCTGCCGACCGCGCACAGGATGATTTTAACCTGCAAATACCGCTACACGTTGGCTATGCCTATGCACAGGCACAGGCTAATAAAGCTACGAACGTACTGAATGCCTTCACCGATCCAAAACAGATGGACTACTTAGGTATGCCTTTACAACTGATGAACCACTGGCAGGCAAATACCATATTAGGAGCCCGCACATCAAATTTGTTCCTTGGTGTCGACCTGCTGGGTGATGAATCAAGCCTCTCAACCGTTTACATGCAGCCTTATACCAACGACAACGTGGTACGCATGAAAGCCCGTATGAAAGCCGCTGTAAACTTCAAGTTCGCTAACGAAATATTTTATCTATCAGCTTAGTGAGTAGTTGATAAGGTTGATTAAGTGAGTGGTTAGCACTACTTGATAAACCATTCAACAACTTAATTAACGAAATATTCTATTTATCAGCCTGATTTAAAGTCTCCCCTACCGGGGGAGATTTAGAGGGGGCTTCAATCAACCAAATATGTCAATTTACAATCTAATAAATTCCGGCTTCAGCCTGGGAACAAGCGAGCCGGTAACCGCCGGTATAGAAGATGTTATATATATCTTCAACCAGGGTGATATCGCACTCACTTTCGACACCACTAATCCGCTTATCGTAACAGGCCTCACAGCCGTTAACAGTGGCAAAATTTATATGTTCCAGGGCACAAATAACAGCTTTAACACTACATCAAAACTCGCCAAAACATCTGTCGGTCCAAGATACACAGAGGAAATCGACTTTAACGTGGCCGGCCTTTCTGTCGACATTAAAACACAATTGCAGGCAATGGGCTATGGCCGCGTATGTGCTATCGCTGTTAATAACTACAACTCCAGCGATTCGGCTATCGAGCTTTTTGGGGCAGTGAATGGGTTAATATTAACCGATGCCGAGCGTAGCGCAGCCGACGAAACCGTTGACGGCGGTTACAAATTAAAGTTAACCAACCCCGATAAACTGAGGGAACCCTATCCGCCACGCGCCGTATCCATCGCCCCAACAAGCGGCACAGCAACTTATGCCAGCACAATAGCCGCTATCCAGGCACTGTTGGCAACCAGTTAATTTCAAAATTATGACCAAAAAGTATGTACTCAAACCCGGCAGGCACCAATTCGTACCAGGCGCTCAAGCTCTTCATGATAATGAGAACTTAAGCGATGAGAACGCCAAATGGTACATGGACAAATATCCGCATATCGCTTCAATGTTCGAGCTAATGCCAACTGAGCGCAATGCAAATGTGGATGAACAGAATACAGCCTGCCGGGTGTCGGCCGAGGATCAAACTCAATCCATCGGTGTAATCAAAAAAACCTAATCGGTGAAATCGAAAAATAATAATCGGTGAAATCAAAAAATAATAATGAAAACCTACTTACCACAAATTGAGCGAAGGATATTAGTGAGGCCGAACCAAACATTCGGTATCCTAAACTATGATATGGACAATGCCTATCCGCAGCGTATGCTCGAATTAGTAGCCTCCTCACCTACCGCAAAAGATTGCTGGAACAAAAGGACGAAATTTATTGCCGGTAATGGCTTTGAGGCACAGGACCTGGGCAAACAGTTAATAAATGATCATGGATTAACCATCGCAAAGCTGTTAAAGGCAGTTGCTACCGATAAAGCATTGTTCACCGGGTTTGGGATACACGTAAATTACAATGCCAACTACAAAATAGCATCGGTAAATTATATCAAGTTCGAGGATATACGCATGGGCGACACGGATTGCCAAGATACTACAGGCAAATTTGCCATCTATTCAGATTGGGGCCGCAAAACCTGGAAAAATATCATGCGCAATAAGGTTACTTTTCTTGATCCGTATGATCCCGATCCTGCTGTAATTGAACAGCAGGTGACTGATGCCGGCGGGTGGGATAATTACAAAGGACAGTTGTTTTATTTTAATCCCGAAGTTGATGATTACCCTTTAATTGAGGCCGATAGTGTTTGGGAAGATTTTGAAACCGAAGCTGGTATTAAGATCTTCAATAACAGGGAAGTTACGACCGGCTTTTTGCCCTCTACGATGCTTTTTATGCAATCGCGGCGTGAAGAGGCCGATAACAGCAGCCCCGATAGTGACGAGCAACACTACTATAACATCCCATCGCAATTAGAGAAAGACCTCGGTGCTTTCCAGGGGACGAAAAGCTCACAAAAGATAATCGTAATCGAGTACGAGGATGAAACGATGAAACCCGAATTTCAGCCTTATGCCATCCAAAATAACGATAAGTTGTTTGAAGCAACAGAAAAATCAGTAGAGGCACGCATCATCAAAGGCTTTTCCATACCAAAGGAGCTTATTAATGCTGAAAAAACATCGGGCTTAAGCAATGGCAGCGAGAAAAAGCAAGCTATTAGTGAATTTAATGATAATACCGCTGCGGACCGGCTTGAACTTTCGGAAACCTTTGCTGAACTATTCAGTCACTTTTATACTAATGTCAACCCGGGTGATAACTGGAATATTATCCCCGTGCCTGCGAATGTTGCCGATGACAACGCCGGGATAACCGCCGGCGCCAGCATCAACCAGCTGTTAACTTCAACTATCCCAACCGAAAACAAAATTGCCGTACTAGTTTACGCCTACGGCTTTAAACAGGCCGAAGCGGAAGCGATGGTGCAATAAACTCAAGAAGCAAGAAGCAAGAATCAGGACAAGAAAAGTCCAGGGCTTTAAAGTTCCCCTCTCGAGAGGGGGCGGGAAAGAAAGTGCGGCTGTAGGGGTGTGTTAACCCATCTGCATGATATCAAACAAATAAAAACCATGAACCAAATCTATCTGATCGACCAGATCACTTTTCAGAATTACGAAGACCTGTCGGTGAATATCAAAACCGAGCGTATAAAAGTTTTTGTAAAGAAAGCCCAGGAACTCGACCTTAAGCCTTTTTTAGGCCACTCATTATACTATGATTTCATACAGTATTTCAATGCCGATGGAACGCTGATGGATAATACGCCGCAATGCTACAAAGACTTGCTAAACGGAAGCGAATATCTCGACCGCTATGGCCACGTAGTATTATATGAAGGCATACTGCCCATGTTGGTGTATTTTACCTTCGCGCGTTTTGTCGAGGCTGATGCCATTCACTACACCGCTACCGGCCCCATAATCAAACATCACGACAATGGCGATACGCTCACGCCCCAGGAGATCGCCAAGCTGGTACAGCAGCATAGGAGCGTAGCCAACGCACATGCTAACGAAGTTGAAAAGTTTTTATGGGATAACCGGGCCGAATTCCCGTTATGGCGTTATAACCAGAAAAACAGGAGTTCCCGCCAATCAGGCCCCCGCATACGCGGCATTGATAAAACCGACTTTAATTATCCCGGCGACAGTTACAGCCAAAACAGCGGCTTTTTACCACTTAACGAATTTTTAAACTAATGGCAGATAAAACAATAAGCGAATTGCCCGTTGCGTCCGGTATCGGCACCAGTGACATTTCCGTACTGGTATCAAACGGCACCGATTACCAGTTTCCGTTCAGCACACTGCTCAGTTTTGTTGAAGCGAATTTGCAGGTGGGCGCAAAGATCACATTCGGTACTGTTGTACCTCAAAATACAACCGGCAATAACGGCGATGTATTTTTTAAAACAGATACAAGAACCTTTTACCAAAAGACGAGCGGAACCTGGTCGGTTACCTACACCATAACCGACAACAGCGCAGCCGATGGCACATTATTATACGGCACCGGTATACCCGGCAGCAGCACCGGCACCGATAATGATAGCTACATCGATACCTCAACGGGTATATTCTATTTAAGAACATCCAGCACCTGGGCGCAGGTGTTTTCAATGGCAACCGGTCCGCAAGGCCCCCAGGGTACAGCCGGCACTAATGGCACAAACGGGACCAATGGAAATACCGTATTAAATGGTACAACCAACCCTGCCAACACCCTGGGCAATAATGGCGATTTTTATATCAATACGTCAAACTACTACCTCTTCGGACCAAAGGCAGCCGGAATTTGGCCTGCGGGTGCATCCATTGTTGGCATGGCGGGCGCAGACGGGACGGATGGAACAAACGGGGCAAACGGAACTAATGGCACTAATGGAAATACCATATTAAATGGCACTTCCGCACCGGATAACAGTCTCGGGAATAATGGCGATTTTTATCTAGACACATCTGACTATTATTTGTATGGGCCAAAAGTGGCGGGGGCTTGGCCAAGTGGAATATCTGTTGTGGGCGCTAATGGTACAAATGGGATTGGTGTGCCGGCAGGTGGTACAACGGGCCAAGTCCTGACAAAAATTGATGGTGTGGATTATAATACGAGGTGGGAAGCACCCTATTCATTTACCGGTTCATCAGGTGAGTTCGTTAAAGGTGATGGTTCATATGCTAACTTAATGTCAGGAGATGTGACAGCTGCTTTGGGCTTAACACCTTTCAGCAATCCAATGACTACTGCAGGCGATTTGATGATCGGCGGAGTGTCCGGTACGCCAATCAGGTTAGCGGCGGGCACAAATGGTTACTTGCTTACTATCGTAAGCGGCACTCCTGAGTGGGCGGCTGCGACTGGCGATACTGGTACACCGTCTGGCGCAAACACACAGTTACAGTACAATAATTCAGGTACATTTGGCGCAAGCGCTGGCCTTTCGTGGAATAATACAAATCAGCAATTAATTATTGGTAATCCAGGTACATCTTACGGTTATCTAATGCTAGCATCTAGCTCCGCTACGCCGACAAAAATATGGAGTAGAGGTTCTGGCTTAGCTTTTGACCTTGATGGTACAGGTAGTAATGTAATGTATTGGGATAATAATACGAATGGTTTACAGTGTGACTATATTACTTGTAGCAGTATTACTACGGGATCATTTAGCTCCAGTCTTTTAAAAATAATTGGCCGTGAACAATTCATAAGCTCTGCCGGCGGTAGTACAATATGGTACAATGGCATGGGTAACGGCGGTGGTTTATCTTCAACGGATTGGAGCTTTACAAACGGCGGCTCTCCAATGTTAGCTGTTAAAAATTCAAATGGGAATATACTTATCAATTCAGGCACCGATGATGGCGTTAACAAATTGCAGGTAACCGGCTCGTTAGCCATTACGGCGACAAATACCAGTGTTTCAGGGTCAACCAGCGGTAGCGCTGAATTTAGTATGCCACTGCAAGGCTCAATATTTAAAAAAGTAATTGTACAGCTAATATCTCTGAATGGAACAGCCAGTTACACATTTCCGGCAGCCTTTACCTATATGCCGAAAGTGATTACCGGCAACAGCGCTTTAGCCACTTCGCTATCCACCACCGCTATTACCGTGACTGGCTCAACAACCAATGATACACTAATACTTGAGGGATATTAAAATGACCAGGTACCACTTTCACCATAATGAAGCGGGCACAATCAGGGAGATCCGCTTAAATTCTTTGCCTAGGCAGTTTCGATTTATAGCTGCGGCGAATTGTCATTGGATGAGTCGGATTTTAACGCGCTGAAAGAATTTGTTAAGACAATACCGACAATGAATAACTTAGTTAAATTAAGGCACAGGCTTTAGAATTATCAATAAAATTTAATGCCGATATACCTAAAACGCGAACTGTGAAAACACGGCTTGACACTGAAACAAATTAAATGTAGTTGAACCCCTCAACTATTGCATCAAAAAAGAGGGAGTCCGCGATGTATGTTCACATCTCCAAAGATACACTCTGACCCATTGTTAACCGCTTTTAACGAGTTCGAAAACCGAGATAAATCATTAATGCATCCTGAACAATATATTTGGAAATCTTGGATCGGCTAAGCGTCTTGTTCTAAGACATTAAAACCCTCCTTCACTTACCTTGTTAAGAATGACTATCTAGCATGTTTAAAAACTATCTTTTTTGAAAGCGCTAATACAGGCTTTTCAATAAAAAAATTAAAAATCCAAGCAAATAAAATAGAACATATTAAACTGATTGGGAATAAAACAATGGGCGATTTTACATAGACAGCCAGTAATTTTACTAATATTACACTCACGGGGATATGTACAAGGTATAACGAATAAGATATATCACCAATGGGGTTTAAAACCGGCACTTTGTTATTGTTTCTGTATAGTAATATAAATAAAACCGCACAGGCGGGCACTACGCCACTTATAATTGATCTTGAAAAGATTATGATCGTTGTAAACAAAATAATTATGACCCAGAATCTTTTCATCTCAATAATTTTAACATAGGCCATAAATGCCAAATAGCCAAATCCAAATTGATAAAGACTACCTATTATTATCCCACTTCGCGAATAGTTTAGACATAATACACCAACTGAAATAATAATACATACTGAGATGTAATTTTTCAACTTTATTAAAAGAGGATAACACAATCCAAGCAAAATATAAAATTGAAACTCAATAGAAAGTGTCCAGTATATATCGGAAAACCAATGCGCATTTTTTATAAATGGCACTATGTACATTAAGTGATAGAAAACAGAATTAATGTTCAAAAGTGATATTGGCAGCGGTATAAATATAAAAAAAAGCACTATTGAGCACCAGTAGGGAGGATCAACACGAATGATCCGCTTAAGAAAAAAAATAAAAAAATCTTTTATTTGGTAACTTTTTTTATAAAGAGAGTAGGGTAATATAAAACCCGAAATAACAAAGAAAATCACTACGCCTTGCTGGCCGTTATCGATAATAAAGTCTGCAAACTTATCTATTGTTAGGCCGGTTATTATTTTAATATGAATAAAACAAACACCTAACGCCGCGATTGCTCGAAGCAAGACAATGCTATTAATAGCAGTTTGTTCTTTGTGCATTAAATCTATTATCGTTTAAATTGTAATAGCCACAATTGGTTTTTTTTAGCATCTAAAAAGTTTGCCCATTTCAGCGAAGATAATAATTATCGTAATAGCTGATATATTAAAACACGTACTTAACCTAAACACATATGAAAACCTCAAACCTCTACAGCATCAATTTACAAGATTTGGCTAAAGGCCTAATCGTAGCTGTTGGCAGTGCCGCGATTACTACCATTCAAACCAGCTTACAAGCCGGTTCATTAAACTTTAACTGGAAACTAATAGGCACCGTTGCGCTGGGTGCAGGCCTCGCTTACCTGGGCAAAAACTTCTTCACCCCGGCCAAAATTGTGCAGGACACCGACACCTCAAATAGCTGACATATCGGGCGCCCAAAAAAATAAAACATAAACAATCAAATACACAAATAAACACATGACAGCCATTGAACAGCGGGAGCTTAAAGGCATTACTATAAAGAATATTATCGTAACCATCTTCAGCACAGCCAGTATTGTGGCTTCGATAATGACTACATACTTCAATTTAAAAAGTGATGTCGCCGAATTACGTAACAAACAAGAAATAACCGACCGCGTGAATGAGATCCGCTTAAAACTGCTCGAAAGCCAGGTGGCTGTTTTGCAACAGGAAGTACAGGAAATTAAATACAAACAATTAACCAAATAAATACAATGAGTTTACAATCATTCTTAACAAAATTATGGTCCGAAATTAAAAGCATGTTCGACGGGATCCCGTCTGAATTAAAGGTAGCCATACATGTTGGCGTGGCAGTTACCGAAGCCGTAAAAGCATTTGTCGATAGCCCAGCGGCTGACGTTTTAACAGCTATCATTCCGGGCGACCTTGACGACGAATTAAAAGACCTGCTCCGCGCAAAGTTGCCCGGCATATTAGCAGAACTTAAGTTAGCTGACAGTTGTTCTGAATTAACAGATCCTTCACCAATAACGGCATGCGCCATTAAGGTTTTACAAGGGCTGGACGGTGATGTTAGCAGTGCATTTCTGCATAGTTTATCGATACTGGTGGCACAGGTAGCCGCAGAAGGTAAATTAACATGGAGCAACGGTGTATATATCCTGGAATGGTATTACCAGAACGAATATAAAGCGGCTGCTTAA